TAAAACATCTACTCCATTTGGATCAACTTCATGGAATGTATTATTAGTATCTCAACAAAAATTAAGAGCAATTGATAGAAACAAAGATGCAAAGAAACTACAAGTTTGGCTTGCTCCACCACCATTTACTATTAATGGGTATACAGACGGTAATTCATTTGGTTATACAACTTCTGGAGAAGCAACAGCAGTATTATACTGGATAGAAAATGCATATCATGTTATGTTAAGAAATCCAGATCCAATTCTTTATTGGAATTTTTATTCTAAAAATAATCCAACAGTAGAAGGATATTTAAATAACGCAATAACGACTGTAAATAGTATTACAAATATGAAAATAGTCTCTACAATTTCTTCATCAAACGATAAGATTAATTACAATACAACATTTATAGCAAGTGGTTGTAGAGCAAGAGGTACTGATGAAGATATGCATGTATGGAGAATTACCGTTGACTTCAATAAAGTTGAAACTGTCATAATTGACGGAATAACATATAATTTGAAGACAATATATGCAACAAATGGAATTCCGGCTGTTGGATTCTGGTATAAAACTAATAATACAAAGATAAAGATAATACAGTCTAATTATAACTCATCAACAAAAACCCTGACATTAGCAAGTTCAACTGTATGATAAATACAATTGAGGTATATTATGGAAGACAAAAAATCAGTTGATGAAAAATTGGAAGATGTGTTCAATTTGCCAAAGTCTGTTGGTGATATTGTAGAAATAGAGCCAGTTTCTACCAAACCCATAGAGCGTATAGATTCTGTTTCTACAGATTTTGAAACAGTAAGAGCAAATCTATACAGCATCATTGATAAAGGTAATAAGGCAATAAACGGTATACTCCATGTAGCATCTGAGGGTGATTCCCCCAGAGCATATGAGGTAGTATCACAACTTATAAAGAGTGTAGCAGATGCAAATAAAGATTTACTTCAACTTCACAAACAATTAAAAGAAATTAAACAAGATACACCTGCATCTACACAATCTGCACAAAATATTACCAATCAATCTATTTTTGTTGGTAGTACAAATGAATTGCAAAAACTATTAAAAGGTAAGATGCAAGAAATAAAACAGATAGAATCTGATATATGATTGGTGATAAGAATTCATATCTAGGAAATCCCAATTTAAAGAGAACTAATGTTCCTGTAAACTTTACTCAAGAGCAGGTTGAGGAATATTTAAAGTGCTCTGAAGATCCTGTCTATTTCATGAAAAATTATATCAAGATAGTTAACCTAGATAAAGGTCTTGTTAATTTTAGTCTATATCCATTTCAAGAGGAACTGGTAAATCTGATACGAGACAATCGCTTCGTTATTGCAAAAATGCCTCGTCAATGTGGTAAATCTACCACAATTATTTCTGATATTTTACATCATGCGCTATTTAACCCAAACCAGACTATTGCTATTCTTGCAAATAAAGAAAAACTAGCAAAAGGTCATATGGATCGTTTGAAGGTTGCATATGAGAATTTGCCAAAATGGTTACAGCAGGGAGTAAAGGAATGGAACAAGCATTCTATTGAATTGGAAAACGGTTCAAAGGTGATATCATCTGCTACTTCTGCATCCGCTATCCGTGGTGGATCTTATAATTATATTCTTCTGGACGAGTTTGCTTATGTTCCAGAGAATATAGCAAATGACTTCTATAGTTCAGTATACCCAACCATCACATCTGGTAAAACGAGTAAACTTGTTGTGATTTCAACCCCATATGGTTTGAATCTTTTTTATAAACTATGGATAGAAGCAATAGAGGGAAGAAACAGTTTCAAACATATAGATGTTCACTGGTCTGATGTTCCGGGTAGAGATGATGAATGGTATAGGAGAGAAGTTCAGAACTTAGGTGAAGACAAATTCAGAACCGAACACGAATGTGATTTTATCGGTAGTACCAATACTCTTATCTCTGCAGACAAACTCAGAACTATGGTGTTTAAGTCTCCTGTCCATACAACAACTGATGGACTTAAAGTTTACGAGAAACCAGTGGTTGATTCTAAAAATCCAGCAAACAATCATACTTATATTTTAACAGTAGATACGGCTAGAGGAACTGGTAATGATTATCATGCATTTACAGTTATTGATATAACCAAGACACCATATAAGATAGTTGCTACATTTAGAAATAATGAAATATCCCCACTTGTTTATCCGAATATAATTTACCCAATAGCAAAGCAGTACAATGATGCTTATGTATTAGTTGAAATAAATGACATAGGTGGACAGGTTGCTGATTTATTACATAGTGAATTGGAATATGATAATATTTTAATGTCTAGTGTAAGGGGTAGAAAGGGTCAAACCCTAGACGGTGGTTTCGGTGGTTCGGGTCAGACCCAACTTGGACTTAGGACTACAAAGGCTGTAAAGCGTCTAGGATGCTCTGTGCTGAAGTCTCTGATAGAATCGAACAAACTACTCATTGCAGACTATGACATCATCCAAGAACTCGTATCATTTATTGCAAAAAATAATTCTTTCGAAGCAGATGGTGGTCATACAGACGACTTGGTTATGTGCATGGTTTTGTTTGGATGGCTAACCACTCAGAATTACTTCAAAGATTTGACCAACATGGATATAAGAAGAACCGTGTTTGATGAAAAATTAAAACAATTAGAAGAAGAAATGACACCGTTCGGTATTTTAGATGATGGAATTTCATATAATAATGAAGAAACTGATTCGTCTGGTACTGTGTGGAGGGATGCCGAAAATAGAAATAATGATTTTTATACATAATCGTAGACCAAAATTAGGCGAATAAGGAGAGAAAAATGGCATTTCAACTAAGTCCCGGTGTAGAAATCAAAGAATTTGACCTTACTAATGTAATTCCTGCCATTGCAACAACCCCAGCTGGCTATGTCGGTATGTTTCAATGGGGTCCACAAGACCAAAGAGTATTAATTACAAGTGAAAAGCAATTGCAATCTGTATTTGCAACCCCAACAACAGACCCAACTATGGCAATATCGTGGTTCGTTGCTTCAAACTTCCTTTCATACGGTGGTGCATTGCAAGTAGTAAGAGCATCCCACGCATCAGATTTAAACGCAACAGACAACGGAAGCGGTGCTTTAGTACAAAATAGAGACAAGTATCAATCATTCAATGGTACATACACCTTTAAGTTTGCAGCAAAGTACCCAGGTACACTAGGAAACGGACTAAAAGTTGTAGTAATAGACGGTGATGTTACAACAAACAGCGACACCGAGTGGACAACTTTCACAGATACATATGGAGTTCCCGGCACTTCATCATTTGCTTCAACTTTAGGAGCAACAAATGACGAGTTGCATGTTATAGTAATAGACGCAACAGGTAAATGGTCAGGAACCCCAGGAACAGTTCTAGAAACATTCTTAGGCGTTTCAAAGGCAACTAATGCAAAGAATGCAGATGGTACTACAAATTATTGGAAGAATGTAGTAAATAACAAGTCACAATATGTTTGGGTAGGAACTTCAGAGACAGCATCTGCTTTATTCACAGGTTCACAAGCATGGGATACTGATGCTGTAACAACATCTTCATTCAAGCAACTAATAAACCTACAAGATTACATCTTAACTGGTTCTTCACAAAACACTCCAAGTGACGCTACAATCTCTGCAACATTTGAAGAGTACTTTACAAATGCAGAAGAAGTAGATGTTTCACTACTCATTGCAGGAAACATCAGTGCAGCAGAGGCAAAGAAGGTAGTTGAAATTGCAGCAAATCGCCAAGATTGCATTGCATTCGTATCACCATCGGCAACAACAATTGGATCATATGGTTCAAGTTCTGCAACAATCTTCTCAGCAATCAAAGATTATAAAACAACCGTTGGTAACTCATCTTACGGTGTAATGGACGGAAATGCAAAATATCAATATGATAGATTCAATGATCGTTTCCTATATGTACCACTGTGTGGCGATATCGCGGGTTGCTGTGTAAGAACAGATAACACCAAGGAGCCTTGGTACTCACCAGCAGGTTACGATAGAGGTCGTATTAACAATATCGTCAAACTCGCATGGAATCCATCAAAGGAATACAGAGATGATCTTTATAATTTAAGTATCAATCCTGTAGTAACTTTCCAAGGTACGGGTGCAATTCTTTTCGGTGACAAGACTTTACAAACTAAAGCAAGTGCATTTGATAGAATCAATGTTCGTAGACTTTTCAATGTTCTAGAGAAGACAATTGCTACAGCAGCCAAGTTTCAACTCTTTGAATTCAACGATGCATTCACAAGATCACAATTTAGACAATTGGTTGATCCATTCTTAAGAGAAGTTCAAGGTAAGCGTGGTGTAAGTTCATACGCATTAGTTTGCGATGAATCAAACAACCCACCAAGTGTAATTGATCAAAATCAATTTGTTGCAGATATCTTCATTGCACCAGCAAGAAGTATCAACTTCATCCGTCTAAACTTCGTTGCTACACCAACCGGAGTGACCTTCGCAGAATTCGGTGGATAATTTCTAAAAGACATATAAATAAAAGAGGAATCAAGGAGAAAATAACAAATGGCTGACTCGTCAATCAATTCATTTATGTCAAATTTCGACGGTGGCTCAAGACCAAATCTTTACTCTGTAAATTTGGTATGCCCTGTCGGTCCACTACCACAACTTCAATTTTTCTGCAAGGCTGCTCAGTTACCTTCATCGATCCTTGGTGAAGTAAATGTACCATACCTCGGTCGTATGGCAAAATATCCCGGTGATCGTCAATTTGAAGATTGGACAATTGATATTATCAATGATCAAAATATGTCATTGAGAAATGTTTTTGAATACTGGAACGAATTGTTTAATTCATATGCTGGTAATTCAACTCCATACGCAAATCCTCGTGGTGCATTCGGTTCAGCAATCGTGGCACAACTAGACAGATCATTCAAAGTTGTTAAGTGGTATCAATTCTTTGATCTCTGGCCAGATAATGTCGCAGCAGTCCAATTAGGATATGATCAAAACGACACAGTATCTGATTTCCAAGTTGTATTCAAATATTCATACTTCGTAACAAGTTCATCACCATTCCAAGTCAATGGAGCAAATATTGCAGGTGGAACATTAGGACCAGGCGCAGTTGCTGCTGCTGGTGCTGGTGCCCCATTCGGATCTGGTGGAGCAGGTCTAGGCGGATTTGGAGTAGGCTCAGGTGCATCAGTCGGTGTGGGTGGACAAGGAAGTGGTGCGTTCGCCGGTGCAGGTGGAGGAAATACTTCAATCGGATTCGGTATAAATACAGGGTCAACCAGTTTCGGGTTTGGAATCTCAACCTGATACTGAATTGATTCGGTATTTTTTAAATAAGGATTTATATTATGGCGTTTGAATTATTTGGATTTTCATTTGGCAAAAAGAACAAGGAACCTGACACAGTAGAGTCATTTGTACCTCGTAATTTAGAGGACGGTGCAAGTGTTGTTGAAACTGGCGGGTTTCAGGGTATGTACATTGATTTGGACGGAACTCTAAAAGCCGATGTTGACTTAATTAAAAAATATCGTGAAATGTCCTTGAATGCTGAAGTTGATATGGCAATTGATGATGTTGTTAATGAAGCCATAACAGAAGATGCAAAAGGAACAACTGTTCAATTAGATTTAGACAAAGTGGAAGTTCCAAATGAAATCAAACAAATAATGTTTGAAGAGTTTGATAACATCTTGGGTCTTTTAGATTTTACAAGAAAAGGTCAAGAGATTTTTAGAAAATGGTATGTCGATGGAAGACTATATTATCACCACATACTTCATGATGATCCATCAGATGGACTAAAGGAGGTTCGCCTAATAGATCCTCTTATGATCAAAAAGATTCGTGAAGTAAAAAGAGATAACAAATTGGGTAATGTGCCAATCATCCAAAGCGTTGATGAGTATTATGTATTTTCAAATTATGAAAAACTAAACCCATACGATACAAAGGGTCTTAGAATTTCTACTGATAGTATCAATTATATACATTCAGGTTTATTTGATTATGCAAGTAAGAGAGTCGTTGGATGGTTACATAAGGCAATTAAACCACTCAACCTTCTAAGAATGGTTGAAGATGCTACAGTCATCTATCGTTGGTCTAGAGCACCTGAGCGTCGTGTATTCTATATCGATGTTGGTTCTCTACCAAAGAATAAAGCAGAACAATATCTACGCGATCAGATGAATCGTTTTAGAAATAAAATTGTTTATGATGCAAATACAGGCGAACTTCGTGATGACCGTAAGCATCAAAGTATGTTGGAAGACTACTGGTTGCCCCGTCGTGAGGGTGGTCGTGGAACTGAAATTACAACTCTACCCGGTGGTCAAAACTTGGGAGAGATGGCAGATGTTGAATACTTCTTGAAGAAGTTATATAAAGCATTGAACATTCCAGCAAGCAGATTGCAATCAGAAAACGGATTCAACATGGGTCGTGCTTCAGAAATCACCCGTGATGAATTGAAATATGCTAAATATGTGAACAGACTCAGAGCCAAATTTAGTGAATTATTTTTGAACTTCTTAAGAACTCAATTATTAGCAAAACAAATAATGAGTGACGAAGACTGGAAGAAAATTAATCAAAAAATAAATTTTAAATTTGCTACAGATTCTTATTTTGCAGAATCCAAGCAAGCTGAAATTTTAAGAGATCGTATTGCTATTCTTCGTGATGCAGCAGATTATTCTGGTAAGTTCTATTCTGATAAATGGTTAAGAAAGAATCTGCTTCGTCAAACTGATGATGAAATTGCACAAATGGATGCAGAAATTTCAGAAGAACAACAAGTACAACTTCAAAAACAACAACAAGCAGCAGCAGCAATGGGTTTAACTCCTGAAGGAACACCTACAGGTGAAGCAGGCGATACTGGGCAACAACCCGGTATAAATACAGGAGCAAGTGCTCAACCTGCTACTACAGGAGGAACTACATTCGATGCCAGCAGCCTATTATGACATAACAATTGAAGAAGGTTCTAGTTACAGACTAAAACTAAAATTTAAAGACAGAAATGGTAATGTTGTTGATTTAAAAAACACAGTACTAGCACCCGATGGATTTGAAGATGTTCTTGGTTCAACCAACGGAATTGGCGTATTTGCTAAAATGCAAGTTCGTAACTCAGTAAACGCAGCACTTGTTGAATTAAACCCTATAAGTGTAACAGACTCTGGACCCGTTGGTTTGTTTGGTGAGAGTTGGAAACCAGTAGGAAGCACTGCAATTGATTTAACTTTATCGAATGGTGCTGCAGGATCTGATGGTAAAGTAACCCCAAATATAAAGATATCTTTATCATCTTTTAATACAAGAAGAATTGATTATGGTAATTATCTTTATGATCTTGAATTAGTTTATTTTAAAAAACCAACTACAGGCGAACCAAACTTTACTGCAATATCAGAGGGTCTGGATAAAGATACGGTAGTGTTTAGAATTTTACAAGGTAGATTTATAGTAACACCAGCAATCTCAAGATAATATGGCAACAGTAGACTTAAGCACATTCTTTGTAACTATCGAGGAAACTACTCCTATATTTAAAGCAAGAGTAGAGTCTAGAACTGATATTTCAATTTATCAAACACAAAGAGTTGAGGATGTGTTAGAGGCAGATGCTCATAGAGATCCTGCTTATCAAGCAAGTTTCAATCGCTGCACTTCTTTAGGATGCACAGATTACACAAAAGGATTTAATTTCATCCCAAGTTGTGGTGAGTGTGAACAACCACTGTTCACACCATTTACTGATAAGAAATTAACATGTCTTGCTGACATTCTTTTACAAAGAATAAATTATGACATAGAGTATCTTTTATCAGAAGAAAGAAGTGAAAATTATGGCGGTGGAATGCCTGTAGTTGACAATGATATTCAAACTGGAAATACCGATTATTATTATTCCGATTCTTATATTGAATATAAACAATATAATGTAGATTTAGATGTAAATGATGCAATACTTGATGGTGGTTGGAAAGGATTCCCAGGACAGAATGGTGAGGTAAGTTTTAACAAGTTTTTTGCAATGAGTGGTTTTTGGCTAGGGTTTGAACCATGCCACGGTGCAAATAGATTGTATCAATGTGCAGTGAGTTGTGAGAATGGTGAAATAGTTGGTTGCTGGCAGGTAGGCGATCTTCAAAGAGAAACTGGTGATAACCCATTATTAGTGTTTGGTGAAGTAAGTTTTGGCTCTGTATGGGCATTCACTGGACTCGAAGCAGGTACACCAAAAAGAAAATTTTATCAAATATATGATCCCGCACAAATTATTGCAGCAGGAATTAATCTAACAAAAGAACAAATAATACCGCTAAACCCAACATTATCAATCAATAATTTTTCACCAGAACAACAAACAGAACAAACTGGTTATGCTAACTGTAAGACAATAAGAACATCCGTTGATTTTGGTGATTCTGATTTCTTGAGAGAAACAAATTGTTTGTCAAGTAGTGGTAAGAGAAGCAGTACAACTGAAACTAGATGTGAAACTTGTAATGACAATTCTTATAAACCAAATAGAGCAATTGATAAGTTCTTAAAGTTTGCAGATACTAGTAGAAACATAACACGATCAACTACTTTCTATGACAATTTAAAAGCAACAGAACTAAAAGATATTGACAAAACAGAATTGTCTAAATTAAAATTCTCAATTGTTGGTGATGTTATTGGTAAAATATTTACAGATGGTATTGATTGTTATTTCCCTAAGACATTCACAGATCAAACCCCCGGTAAATTTATTCTTGGTGGTCCTACAACTGCTACAAAGGATAAGGGATTTAAACAAGCAACATATACAGATTTAGGGCTATCATCAACATTTAATTATGGCGACTGTATACAGTGCCTAGAAACAAAAGCAAATGCAGAATTTGAAACAACAACATCTGCAATAAATGAATTTGCACTTGTTTCTCCTTTCTGGAATAAATGTGGTGTTGATGCAATAGGTCAAACAACAAGATTAAAATTTAATATTGATTGTAACTGTGTTCGTTGTGGTGATGTTTATATTACAGGTGCACCTCGTTATGATTCATTAAATAATAGGTGGGTTTATGAACCTTGGGTAACTGCTTCAGAGGCAGAAAGATTCATAAATGTACCAGAGAAAATTAAAGTAACCGCAATTGTAAATGGTCAACCAACTTTAATCGATGATCCTCAATGTGTTCCATCATTAGAACTAGATCCATTAAAGAACCCATACTACCCATTTGCACAAAGAAAAGATCCCGGTTGTTGGGATCATAATAGTGGTGCATTTAGAAGAATATGGTTCTTGTGGGATAAGAGTAAGACATTCACAGATTTTCAATTTAGAGATTTGGAAAATAACATTGTCAGTGGGTCTGCTGAAAAAAATACTCTCTTCTCCAGAGAAACACTTTGGTCTGGTTGTGGTGGACTAAGAAATAATGATAGAGCAGTTTCACCATTTAGTATTACTTGCTATGAAAAGTTGGTACAAAAGCAAAATAGTAATAACGAAAGAATAATACCATCAACTTTAAGTATAGTTACTGGTGTTAAATATGCTGCAGAAAACGAATATACCACAGCAGAAAAACTATCAGGTGTATTGCCATCAGATCCAACAGGATTGGGTGGTGACTATCCAAGAACATACTTATATTACAGTAGACGAGCATCCACATCATACTTACCATGCGACAATACAAACTTTGGTGGGTTCTTAGGGACATATAGGTGTTCTTGTGCATGGTTACCATGCATGGATGAGGTGATGTTGGCAGCAGTTCCGATCAAATATGGTTCTCAAACAGAAACTACAAATCTAAAAACTTGTAGTAAACTTAGCCCAATAAATCAAGCATTCCCATCTGTGTTTGAAATACACTTAGAAAAATCAAATACAATGACTGATATAGAAAATCTATATCCTCTTATTGGACCAAATCAATATCAATCAACTGGTCAACCTGTAAACACATATAGAGTGGGATTAAATTGGGATTCTAATTTGAATACAGGTATAAACTTCTCCACCAAGGGTGGTGCTGAGGCATACAAGTTTCAAACACATTACTTCAATAACTATAATGTTGATTATTTAGAACCAACATATTTCTGGAATAGACCCATCACATTTATGAATACTCCAGGAATTATAAAGTCACATAATTCAAATATAAATAACACTTTCTTTAGACTACAGAGACTACATGATGCTTACCACATCAACTGTTCTATAGGTTCAGATGGTAATTATGGTGAGTTTGGTTATGTACCAAATTCAACACCACCTGAAATGGGTGCCGGATTCAATCCGGATAAGTTTACACTAAACAACCTCTTTGTTTCTTTCAATCACGCAATTACTAATGGTAAATTACCAATTCTTGGTGGTCCGGTAGTACCAACCACAGTCGTGGCAAATGAGCAAGATCGTTCAAACCCAACATGGAAATAAAACATGGCTAAGATAACAGCAAACACACAATATTGTTCATGCATAGAATTTGAACAAAAGAAAACAAAAGGTGTGGCAAAAGTCTATAAGGTAAAAAGGGGTTCTAAATGCTCTGATGTTTTGAATCATCAAGCACATATAAATTCATGGTGTTGTTTGTTTAAAAGATGGCAAGATTATTTGGGTTCTGATGTTATTCGAAATGACATTCAATTATTTACCCTAATGGCAAAGGATCCAAGAGCATTCTATCAAGAGATATATCCTTGGGGTGATTATGGTTGGTTTGGACCATTCGATTCTGAAGAAGAAGCAATTGCAGCAGCAAAAAAACAAATAGAAGAAAATTATAATGTGTGGGATGTGTTATGGAAAACAACTGTAAAGACCGATGAAAATGTATTTGAAAGAAGAGCGATACCGGGAATAGTTGGCGGATTTCATGTCCACGGTCACACACTAAACAGAGATGGTAATATCTGTTCTGCAATAACATATTCATCAACCAAATATGTAAAAAGTATTTTAGATGTGGATAATAAAATAGTAGATCTGTGGATATGGGAGGTAGATGGTGATAATAATACAGGATTGTGTGGTTTAAATAATACATATTCAAACGCATCCAGAATGGATTGCTATAATTTCACAGAACTAAATGATTATGAAGAATTTTGTGGCAATAATGAATATGATAGAACAATAGAAAATACAAACACTGGATGTTGGTGCTGCGGAAACTATTCCGGTTTAGTGACTAAATATGATTTGATAAGAAATAATGGTGTGATTGATATTGGTCCATGTGGTAATCCATATCAATCAGACAAAAGAAACGGTAGATTTAAGAAATTTGATAAAAGCACAGGGGCAATTCCTTGATATGGCTTCTATACCTCCATTACAACCAAGTGAAATATCAAATGTCAACCTAGAAAAAATTTCTGGTGGACAGCCTGGTTTTATTAATATTTCTCGACACATGTGTGTTGGGGATCAAGTTGGAGAAGAAAATACATTAAAAAATATTGGCGAATTTCAATATGCTTGTGGGTATTATCATCCAGATATAGAAAAATCATATGCAAACAATGTACTTTTAAATGGTACAGATTTTGTTTTATATGATACAGTATCTGGAAAAGGATGTAGTGATTGTAGTTCTGGAGCAATACAGCCAGATGGATTTATTGGTGGTGTTGGAACATTTGTTGATTATGTTGAAAGATTAACAAATTTAAATAGATCTATGCGCTTTGTTAATCGCTTTGTAATGATACCTGGTGCTAAATTAAACTCTCAAACATCAACAAAAAAAGCAAGAGCGTCATTGATATTTAAACATCCAAGAATGCAATTGGATGAGTTAAAATATTTTGGTGTTCCATTTGAAAAAAGAAGTGAAGTAGTTTCTGTTTCATCAAATGAAGTAATAACCATAACCAATTGGAGCATACAGGCTGGAATGTGTGGTACACTTTCTGTGGTTTTTTTCAAAAAAGATTTATCACAAATTGCAATCGCTGATAAAAATCTTGGCAATATACACACATTTAAAATTTTAAATTCTAATTTAACACAACATAAAGAAACACCACTAAGTCATTACACATTCGCTGTTACTTGGAATAATAATGGTGGCAACAAAGGAGATGAGCCTGGTTTTTGCAATAATATTAAATTGAGGATACCACAAGCACCATTTTGGGATGATGATACAGTAATGGTAATATTTCTTGGTGGTAATGGTGATGATGGTAGAAAAACACAAAATTATGATTGTAGAAGTATAGGATATACAACGGCTGAAAGTTCTTTTACATGGTTTAATGGACCACTAAGACCAGCAAATTTTAGAATAAATAGTAGTAGAACTCATTTAAATGAAAAATTAAGTTATACAATAGACAAGTATACCGATACATTTTTTGGTTGCTCTCAGACAAGAGATATTGATTTCCAATTAAATCCAAACGGAACAAAACAAGGATCTGATCAATTATGGACTGTGCCCGAATCCGGTAGTCACATAATGAAACTTGTATCTCAAGATTATTATGAGAGAGAATGTTCGGATAGAATATCTGGGATTATAACAAATGAGCAAGATGCTGTAATT